CGGTCTTGGGTTTTTTAATGCTTGTGCATCAATAACGTTGCCTAACGGTTCTAACTGGGGTTGTTTGGGTTCCCATTCATCAAACCCGACCAACATTCCCGTCCATTCTTTTTTCATTCTATGCAACCGATACCGAAATCCTGATCTATCGGAAATACCGTATGCGTGTTTTCCTACAGCGTATTTAGACACTAATTAAGCCTCATATAAGCCAAACTAGGCTGAATTTGCGCAGAAGCCCTGTCGCGGTCTTCCGATGCAGCACGCTCAAATTCTTCTTCATAAACAGCTTTTAACAACTGTATGCGGTCGGGGGCTTTTTTAATGGCTAAATAATAAGCCAGCCCTGCCGCTAAACACGGATAAAACCGAAAAGGCATTTCCATTGTGTCGATAAACGTATCGGAATCATCCATTCTCACCAGGCGATCAAAAATAATGGTGTCTGTACTGTTTTCAGGTAAAGGCCATACTTTAAGTATGGGGGTAACCTGTCTATCCACAAAAAACTGGGAAACACGGGATTCTTGTGTTTTGCTTGGAATGTTTAAATAAGCATCCCTGCTAACCCTTTGTATTCCGTAATCGGTAGTATCCCTACGAACGACGGCAGACAAAATATCAATCGTTGATTGAACCGGCGATAAATCCACCGCCGCAGACAAAGTGGTCGTTGCACCACTGGTTCCACCCGTTAGTGTTTCTCCATTGCTAAACGTGCCGGACGGAATTGTAATTGCCATGCTGGTCGAAGAAGGTAAACTGGTGATTTTTGCAGTCGCAGCACTAGTTCCACCTGTAATGGTTTCCGCTACCGAAAAAGAGCCGCTTGCGCCCACCGTAATAGTTAAAACGCCCGCAGGATATTCCCCAACGCCTTGCGCCAAACTAATTGTCGTTTGTTCAATAGTCCATTGATTTAATCCTCTGTTGGCCCAATCGGCTAACATAAGGTTTAAAGATCGTTTAGCTGTTTTTAAATCATACCCGGTGCGAACTTCTAAGCCGCAACGCTCATACGCTTCTTCAATGTATTCGGTAACATCTAGCTCAAAGTTTTTTGAGTCTGATACGGCCATAATCTTTTATGCTCCACGCACCTTTGCAGAATCAGGGCTTTTCATAGCGTTGCGCTTATGTTCGTTAGTTAGGTCACTGGTTTGAGTGTCCTTACCTTTTTTAACGCCGCCACCCGCACGCATTCGTTTTGCTTTCATCATTCCTGCCATTTTTTTAATCTCCTGTAAAGGTCTTCTCTTTTACGCCAAATATCTTCTGCATCTGTTCTTGAAAAATGTTGGTCATAATATCCCAACGGTTTCAAGGCATCTGCGGATTCGTGAAGCTTAGTCAACCGCTGAACAAAAATAATGGTGTAATCTTCTTCAAATAACGGTGTAAATCCTTGGCTATCTATATCTGAATTCGCTTCATCCTCGGGATGAAACCCCATAACCCAAATATCCCGGTCAACAAAGGTTCCATCTGAGATGGCCTCATTAACCTGATCCAAGAATTCGTGAAAGGAATCTGGAGGCGTTTGGTAATCTAAATCAACAACCATTCCAATGTCGATTCCATCGGGAAATTGAGAAATGGCACTCCATAAATCTTGCCAGCTTTCCCCTTTTTTAAAGGTTATGGCTACTCTATCCCGTTCCCACGCCGCCTTGGCATAAGGACATGCAGGCAGTTCATTAAAATACTCTTGTTGTTCTTCTAAAACTTGTGAAGACCAAGCCCGTATTTCATCACATACCTGTTTTTCTATACCCGCATAACATTGTAGCAGATTCATACGAAAAAGGTACTTTTCCTATAACCCCGAACTTCCATGTGTTAAGAAGTAATGAACGACCGCAACAAGTTGCATCGTTATACCACCCAATACCGCCCACAGCTTTAAATCTAAGTTATCAATATTTTTCTGCATGTGCAATAAGTGGTTGTTTTCCAAACGATGTAACACGGCTTCAATAACTGATACACGTTGGTCCAAAGTGTGTAATGCTTCTTTTTCTTGCCGCGTAGCCATCCGTCACTCCATTAAAAAACGCAAAGCAATTGCTTACTTTGCGTTAATACTAACAAAGGAATGTAAATAGCGTTTTTAGCCGATAAGTCCATCAAAACTTACCACACACTTCAAATTAAGAATGAAACACTGTCATTGAAGACATGGTAGTTTGGTCGTACAACACATACGCGCCCGCATTACACCTCAAGCCCGAATCAGGTATATCCGGGTATTCGGTTGTGTTTGCCGAAGCAACTGTATTGTACTGCATACGAACTGCACCAGAGCTAGACGTCTGTCTAAACGTTATNGTCCCNGCTGTACCGGTATTGACCACATACAAGCCCCGCAAACGGCAGCTACCCCTAAANACAGGGGCCGCAATATTTGCACCAGACCCTACTTCAACATCACCGCCTGTCGCCGCGCTAGACGCCACTTGCGATATCGTAGCAAAATAAGTAGAACCTGTGACGGTTGTTGCGTTAGGTCCTGTTATTGTCTCCGTTGCCGCAGTACCCGTTTCATCGGTGCCTGTAACAGTAAAAGATTTTGCGGACTCATTACCAGCGGCATAAACCGTTACTTGCCTTGGTTGGTCAAACGTTACACTACCACCGGAAGATAACGCCCCGTTAATCGTAAGGTCTGTCGCACTACCCGGAGTCTGTGCAGCACAAACTCCGTTTCTATCTGCTGTAGCAGCCTCGATAAAGGTCGCTTCTACGTCTGATCCAGACATAATTATCTCTCCACTAAGACTGAGATGTAATCAACCGTCATAGTTTTAGCCGCTGCCGCNCCNTTTTGAATACCAAANGAAACAGTCAACTCTTCGTTGTCCGGTAAGTTAGTGTTTACTACAGATACAGGCTCCGCGTGGTTTATTGAGTAATAAACCAAAGAAGCGTTAGGATCAACGTAAAACGCAACCGTTACAAACGTATCGTCTTCCATAGTATGGACAGCAGTCGTCAACGTTTCTGTACTGTCTTTTTCCACAACAAAGTCTAAATTGGTATCACCATCATCTTTTCTGAAGTTTATGCCGTCACTTGCGGCTAAAGGTGTAGTATCGGTGATTTGCAAACCCATAACAAAATCAGACTGTGTTGCGTCACTGACNTTAAACCGCGCTTCAAAAAAAGCACGTTTAGANCCTGTGATTAAAAANGATTCGCCTTTTAGGTTGAAAAAATCTGCATCGTCGTCAGCATCGTCGTTGGTAATCAACAATTGACCGCCTGCGCCAGAAGTCAACGCTTCTGAAGCGTTTCCAGAGCCGCCTTCAGTAGTGGTGATTGTCCACTCATCTGCATGATACGTCATAAAATCGTTAAAATAACCATAGAACGTCTGGTCAGACGGACTAGGCATAAACATAGGGGTGTCCTTTTTAGACTTGGAAGCAACTGTGTTTCCTGCCCAAAGAACCATATTTTGAAAATGTGGATTAGCCATCAGAACTCCTTTCAGAACCCGCGTGGGGCCTCGTTAAGCTATTAAAAAAAAGGGGACCCGAGAGTCCCCGTTATTAGTATTATGCTCCGGGCGTGCCGAAAACACAACGCCAATCTGATACACCAAACGAATAACGCTCACGCGCCTTAAACCGCATGTTGCCGGTATCGAAGTCTCCTTCCATAGCCGTTTTAATAGCGGTACGCTCAAACATCTTAAAGCCGTTAGGTGCGTCTGTCTTGATGAAAAACGCATCGGTATCCGTCAAAAAGTGGTTTACAACCGCTCCTTCTGGAATCATTCCCATAGACTTTGTAGCGTTTACGTCATTGTCCGAGGTGCCTGGACGCAGATTAGAGTTCATTACTCGCTCTGCGATAAATTGAAGTTCTTTTGGAATAACAAGTTTCATTCCACGAACAGCAATTTTAAGGCCACGCTCATCAGTCATACCAGCGATATCTATCAACATCTGCTCCAACGAAGTTTCGTTAAGATCAGCAGCNGTTGACAACAAGTTACGCTGATTGCCCGACAAAGACGGGTGTGAAGAAGAACAAAGTGCTGCCGAATCACCTACCGGATACGANGTGCTGAAAGCATTGTTCAATANAGACGCNGCTTTAATCTGCTTAGTCTGNGACATTGAACGTGCCAAAGCACGGGTGTATCNGGAAGCAAGACGATCATACAAGTTGTCTTCAATTGCTTCTTCTGTAATGCTAAATGCAAGAGCAATGGTTTCGTGCGTGTAACGAGCAGTGAAAGTTTCCTGCGCATCATCAAATGATATTGCAGTACCTTCGCTCTTCACAGGCGCGGTTCCAAACCCTGAAAGCATTACTTCTTCTTCAAAAGCACGATCAGAAGATTCTGTTTCAAAAATCTCTTCATGCTCTTTTTCATAGCGGTCGTACTCAAGCCCAAACAGTGCATTTAGTCCGGGTTCAAGCTCTTTCGCTAGTTGTGCGCGAGAAATAGCCATTAGTTAAACCCCCTTAAATGCCCGTCGAATCCGCAGTAGTCTGCGAATCAAAACGGCGTGTGCCCGAATTAAAATGGGCGTTGAGTCGAACAATCATCGCTACGCCAGCAGCGGCGTAATCATTATTAGCATCGTCATCTACAATGCCTACAATACGCAAAGGTAGTGTGGCTGTTGTAGCAATAGTCGATACACCTAATGCTGAAGAAGATTGTCCAGTTGATGTAGAACCGGATCTAGCCGAAGTTCCAAGAGATGCGTTTGCAAAAACCGCAGCAAGTGCTGTTGCGCGATTAGTCAAAGAAGCATCAGATGCTACTTGAAACAGTTGGTTAGGGTTATCAGCAACGAATGCTTTGACAGGATAATTCGTGTCAACGCTTACGCTACCTGATCCGGGCCAATAATTAAGCCATGTTGGCTTCTTCGTCGTACT